CTTTGATAATCTAGCAGGAACGTCATCTGCTTTTTCTTTAGCTCCAAGCGGTACAAAACCACCGCCTCTTAAATCCATTTCATTGCCACCAAGGTTCATGAGTCCACCTTCGTTAGCACCTATTCTTCCACCTTGTGCTGAAGTTTGTCTATAAATATTATCTGGTCCCATAAAATTAAAACCTCTGTTATCTCCTGCTTGTATTCTAGCTCTTGCACCTGCTATACCATCTTCAAATAATGGATCGTTGTATTGACCTATTCTAGCTAATGTGTTTTCATCCATAGGTCTTTCATCAGCTTTACCTTGTTTGTAAACACCTGCCATTGCAAGTGGGATACCTATCGTTGCTAATGTTTGACCTAGTCCGCTACCGGCACCGCCACCAGTACCTACTATTTTTGCTGCTTGATCATAAGTAATACCTTCTTTAGCTGCATAGTTTTTTATTTTTTGAGCTACACTGTCTTTATTTTGAAAAAATTTCATAGGGTTTATATCTCCTAACTTAAATCCTCTAGCTGCTCCGTCAATCATTTTTTTACCTGCTGCTCTTTGAAGACCAAATAAATTACCACCTCCTGCATAATATCCTCCAGCAGCTATTAAAGCAGCTTTAGCTATTGGACTTTTAAAAACTTTCTTAACTGCTCTTGCAGCTTTTTTAAAAAAACTACCAAAACCATATGCACGTCTACCATCAGAACCCATGATACCACCATAAGCAGCCATTTCTCTTTCAGGTTCCATCATTTGTGCTTGCATTATACCTTCTTGCATTTGTGGTTGCATCATTTCAGATTGCATCATTTCTTGTTCTTGCATCTGTCCACCTTGTTGTTGGGACATTGCTTCCATCATTAATTGTTTGTATGCATCAAAAGTTGTACCTTGAGGTACGTCACCTTTTCTTAATGCGTCTAAAAATAATTGATATAGTTCTGCATCAATACCTGGTGCTGATGCCATCTCTTCTTGTTGTGGAATTTGACTTCCTTCTAATCTTAAATCAGGTGCACCTGCTTGTAAATTTTCTTCTTCCATTCCACCCATATTAAATCCTGTTCTGCCACCTTGAGCAAATCTTCTTGCTACTCTGTTGTCTCTTGCGGCGTATAAATCAAAGTTATAAGGAGTTGGTTCTTCCTCTATAACTTCTTGTTGTTGTTGTATCACACTAGGGGGTTGAATCAAGGGAAATTCTATATCTCCATCTCCGTCTGGAGTAACATCTGGCCTAGTTGTTCTTGTTGGATTAACAGGTCCAGTATAAAAACTGCCACTTAATCTTGCATCACTAATTTTAGCATCTATTGCATCTCTTTTTGCTTTTTCTTCTCTTCCTTTACTAAGTGCAAAACTAAGAACAGCCATACTAATAGGATCAAATCCAAGTAACTTTCCGGTTACATTTTTTGCTATACCTTTTCCTGCACCTACTGCTATATCTTTTCCATAACCAAGAGCTGTGTTTAAAAAAGATTTGTTATCATCTTCATCATCAATACCAGGTGGTGGTCTATTTGCTGCAGCTTTAACGTCAAACGTAGATGGATTAACATATCCTCTATCTACAAAAGTTTTACCAAAAGGATTTACCCTAGCTTGTTCTACTGCGTTGTCAGTTATTCTTTGTTCTTCTCTAATTTTTTCTTGTCTAATTTTTTCAACTTGTGCTGCGGCTGCTTGTGCAGCTGCTGCTCTTTCAGCCTCTCTATACCCTCCAGTTATAGTACCAAAATTTCCTCCATCAGAATCTCCTGCTCCACCTGATCCAAAAGCTGCTTCACTTAAACTTTCAGAAACAGAACCAGCACCAACACCTGGATCAAAATAACTTCTAATACCTGTACCGTTTACATCTATACCAGCACCACCTCTGCTCTTTAAAAGTTTTGCTTCTCTAGAATTAATGTAGGCTAGTCTTTCACCTTTAGGTGCTATTTTATTTAATAATTGTTTTGCTTGTTGTGCTCTAGTTATTGCCATAATCTATACTGTTACTTGTCGTGGTTTAATTTCTAAGGCAGACAAAACTACATGCAAACGATTAGCTGTAGCTGCTGTAATTTTAATAATTTCACTTTCCTCTACAACTAGAGGTGCAGTCAATAATTCAACTGTAGCGTTAGCACCGATAGCTTTAGTCTTAAACAAACTAAAAACGGCGGAACTTGTATTAGTTAATGATACAGTAATTGTGTCCGCATTACCAGTGTCTTCTGACACTAAAATTGATTTAATTACAGCTGTTGTGGCTGTAGGTACGGTATATATAGTAGTAACACTAGTCGTTGTTAGGTCTACCTTTTTGTTTACAAATGAGTTTGCCATTAATTTAAAAAAAAGTTAAACGCTTCAATCTCATCTTTTAAGTCTTGTTGAAACGTAGTGTTAAGTTTTTGTAGTACAGCATCTAAATCTCTATTTAAAGACTGAGCATTTAATTGATTATATTCTTTTGATGGAAATGTCAGTACTTGTGTTATTCTAGCCATTATCTTCTTCCGTCCGGTTGTATATCTAATCTAAATGTACCAAGTTTCCAAAATTGACTTGTACTTGTGTTAGATACTTTTAATGATATAGCACGTGCTCTTGCTCTTGTATCTATTTTTTTAGTGCTTGTTGTAACTGTAAATGGTCCTAATGCTGAGCTTGCTTCTACGTCAGTTGGAAAATCTCTTAGTTGTAATGTAACTGTAGCATCTCCTGTTTGAGATAAAAAGTCGGGTAATACTCTGCTTATTTTCATCATGTACTCACCATCACCCTCTATGCTTGCTCCACCTTGTTTATTAATAGATATATCAAAATCCCCTGATTCTATATTTGCAGCAATAGCTGATTCAGCTCCTTCTTTAACTTGGTTTAATCCTTTTTCATGTTCATAGTATATTGAAACACCATCACTGTTTCCTTGTACATATGTTGCTGAACCTACTGTACCATTTGTAGAGGTATCATATTCTGTTGCATGTGGTTTACCAAATACAGCTGAATCTGTCCAAGCTGTTCTATTTAATGTACCTGTTGTCCATATAGGTCTTTGAGCTGAAGAATCAAAATAATTATAAGTTACAACTCTGTTCACTGTGTTGGAACCAGAAGATACATAGAACCAATTAATCTCACCAAACAAATTGTTTAGTCCTGCGTTAACGTGTTGTTTAGTTACTGTATTTAAATCATCAAAAACAAAATCTTCTACTAGACAAGGTAGTGATTCTAACTGTCCACCATATCTAAAGAAACCATTTTCTGACATCCAATAAACTGTACCATCAACTTCTACTGCAGCGTTCTTACCAATCAATCCACAGTTAGTTCCTACTTGTTCAAAGGCAAATGTAAAAGGTGCACCAACAAAACGCATTAAAAATAATGCTGTGTCAGTCCATACATAGATTGCATTTCTACCCCTAAGTGCGCCCATGATCCGTGATCCATCGGCCAGTCTTTGTGTACCAGCACTATTGGTTGCTGTAGGTACGTAGTCTGTAATATCTTCTTGAGAAGAGAATCTTATAAACATTTGATCTTGTGTAGATTTAGTTCCAATAGTTGTTTCAGTTCCAAAAAATACTAAGTGTCGATCCGGTGTAGATACTAACATATCACGTGACGCTGTAGGTGCACCTGATGCTAAAGTTGCTCTTGTGTTTGTAGCGTCTGTACCTTCAGAACTCCAAGTAAAAGTTTCACCACTAAATATTGTTGCAATTAAAGTATTACCAAAATTATCTAATGCCCATAAACCTGGCGCTGTAATTATATCTCCTGATGGAGCTGAACCCCAACCAGAATAAGCTGCTGCTTCCGTAACAACCGCACCTGAAGAATGTGTTGCTGCCGTTGTACCATTTGCTCCTCTAGTTAATCCTGATAAAGTGTTACCACTTACCGAACTGTATGCAATTAATTCTGTACCAATGATCACGGTTCCTGATGAAGGAAATGATGTAGCACTAGCTATTGTTAAACTTGTAACTGATGCGTTGATACCAGAAGCTAATGAAGATACAAATGTACCAGAAGCTGTTCCGCCCCATTGACCTAATGACCAACCTGTAGCTGCTACTTCAACAGCAGGTCCTACTCTAAAATAAGCTTGTACTCT